ATTAAAGATCCGCAAGGTAATTGATAGTGAAGATAATAATGGCTGGGTATTTCCTTCAAAATTTAAAAGAAAGAATATGCCCACTGACAATATGCTTAATGCACTGCAAAGAACTTGCGGCATTAAGTACACAACGCATGGCTGGAGAACAACCTTTAAACAGTGGGCCGTAGAAAACGGCGAAAACCTAGAGGATGATGATTTACTTTCTGAATTAGCTCTTGCCCATAGCGTTGGTGCTGCCAGCAAGAAAGCCTATTTCAGAACGACACTTATGGAGAAAAGGGCAAAGCAACTTCAAGACTGGGCTAAATTCCTGACATCTTGAACACTAAAGCGAACAACTGATCCTAGTTTAATGTTCTTTAGTATGCCCTTTAAAACCCACTTATCAACTGTCCTGGCGTCCACTCCAAAATATTCAGCAACCATATTCCTAGTAGCAAGGCCACTCTCAGGCAATGCAAGATAGTTCGGGTTACTCATTATCTACTCGCTTAATCTTAGTGAAAATACAGATCATTTAAGTAAAGCCTTTTCAATTTCAATGAATATATCTTCAACAGATGGATTATCGTAGGTTCGAAAAATACTAGCCCAGATTTCCTTGCGTTGATCTGTAGTCAACATCTTTACTGGTCTGTCATATAACGGCACAAGTCTTTGAAATCCCAGGGTGCGCATATATTCGATCTCTTCTGGAATATTAGCCTCTAAAACATAATGCTCTGGAGTTCTAAAGCATTGGAAAGCAATAGGCACTTGTGCCGTTTGCTGTACCAGTGCCGGTATCACTTCTAACTCTGCTGCGATTCTATCTTCTGATGTAAATGTAGTCATTTCTCAAACCTTAAGATCACACAAAATAGGTGATAAATTAGCCATCCCAGGTATGCTCCCAGGAACAAACCGCCAAGCAAGATAGCCCACTCCAACGGCAACGATGTTATGAAGGGGTACATTTTTTTCTTTTTTACTTTTTCTAGCTTTTCTCATGGGCCTTATATCAGAATGGTTCATCATCTTCCATGCCTGGCAATACTTTTGGCACTTGCGCTGGAGGATTGATTTGATCTTGTGGCTTTCCACCTAGCATTTGCATGCTATCTAGGCGAATTTCAGTAGAGTATTTTTCAACTCCAGCAGCATCCGTAAATTTACGGGTCTGCAATTTACCCTCAAAGTAACCTTGGCTGCCTTTCTTTAGGTACTGACCACAGATGTCACCTAGTTTTCCAAAAGCTGAAATGCGATGCCATTCAGTAGTTTCTTTTAAATCACCAGATGCTTTATCTTTCCACTTATCAGTGGTAGCTACGCTAAAGTTACAAACTGTATCGCCAGATGGCATAACGCGAACTGTAGGGTCTTGTCCTAGATTTCCCACAACGATGACTTTATTTACTGAGGCCAATTTATTTCTCCAGGGTTTTATATTTCAATGAATCTTCAATTAAATCTAGAGCTACTCTCATTTCTTTAATGGCCTTTTCACTTGGCCCATGCAACAACAATAAGATAAGCTCTTTACTGATATAGCTAAACTGAAATTCGTTTAGCGCTGGTGTCATATCTCTATTCCATATTGCATAAGTGCTGCAAGCCTGGCGTAGTGAATCACTTTTTTTAAGTCATCTATTTCTTCGCTCTTATCTGGGTATCGAGTTGCATACTTAATAATGTTTGATTGAAATACATTAAGGTTATTTGCATGGCTATATTCAATCGGCTGGATCTTGTGTTTCTTATAGTGATCACCATTGACCTGAGTAGTTAGTGCGTTCATGCCTATACTTTTCTTTCTAGAATAAATTTTTCTATTTTGCGAAACTTTTTAAGGTAGTTCTGAAACCGATTGGGTATCGGAGTTGTTGCTTTAGCCATATAGAAAATATATATATCTTGCTCTGGTATCATTTCTTATTCACTCCGTATTCCGCTTTGATGGCTTGTTTCATCGCGATCAACTGTCCTCTATAGGTATCACTAGATACAGTGATGGGAGCAGTAACCCTAACCATCCTCTCCACTGCGATTCCATCTTCAACCATCTGAGTATTCGATCCCATCTCTTTGAAGTGATGCTCTGCTAATTTTCCGGTGAAAGATCTCACTAGCTTGCGCAGGGCTTTGGCTTTTTTCGCGTTCATTAGGCTGCCTTAAGTTGAATTTCTTGAGTGAGAAGATCTACATCTACTAGGAATTTATTAAGCTCATCCTGATATTCATCTAGCTCTGCTTTAGTAGGCTCATAGCGATAGACAAACAACTTCAATTTGTCTGGCATGGTTTCGCAGTAAGAAACAAAATCGCAAAACTTAGCGCCAGTAGTCAATGAGTTATGAAGCACCTGGCCTTTGTAAGCATCAGGCACTTTGTTGTCCTGGATATAGCCATAATGGATTGCGCTCATTGGGCATTTATATTCAGCAATTCCATCGCGTCCTTGCATAAAGCCATCGACTGAGCAGCCAAACATTGCGCCATCCTGGTAGCAAAACCCCGCCTCTTCTACCATTTCACCAGTAGCAATTTCATGGGCCATACGCGCAAATCGCTCCAGCTCATTCCCGCGCTCCATGTGTGAGTTCTTATACATTTCTACAGTAGGCTGACCAGTGATGCGCTCTAATGCCAATTGGAATCGGTAATTGCGGCGCGTAGTGGACTCGCTACCTTTGGTCTTACCCTTGGCAGTAATCGCACTGGCGTTTGATCCTGTAGCTTTACCAAGGCGATCTGCAAACCATTCGGGCGTGCCTTGCTCATGGCTGGAAATGATCAACATTACGCAGCCTCGCTTTCCATCGGAATTGCTTTGAGCGCGTTACTACGATCAGTACAAGCCTGCTTAAATGATTTGTTATCAAACTTGGCAGCCAGCATTTCTGCATTACCAGAGGCATAGACTTCGCGCAGCTCTTCTAAGCTGGTGACTGATTCAACAGCAGCAAATAATTGATCTAGGCGTTCTTGGCTAATGACAGGCAAAGAAGCATCAATCACTTGTGCTTTGCCCATATTGACTTCTGCAATGCGCTCGGCCTCATCTGGATCATAGATACCACCAAAACCAAACGCCAGGCGTGCGCACTGAATCATGGCTTTATGGCGCAACATTCTTTTAGGATGAGATAACCAAGGGCCAGCGCCACGTTTACATTCGCTCATGTATTCAGTGACTTGAATAGGGTGGCTGCGGCCCTTGCGATAAATACGGCAAGTGCATGACTCTTCATCTTGTTCAAAGTCCATGCCATCAAAATCAGGGTGATCATTCATAATCCGCGACCAACCATCGACTCCAACTACAGGGACAATCCCGTTATTTTTATCTGGAAAAGCGTAGATCTCTTTTGTCCAAGGATTGAGGCCGTATTGGTTTGCTACGATCAATAGAGCAGTCATCTGGGCATCATTGACCTGGCCCTTAAATGCTGTGGCCTTGAGGGTTTCTAATACATTTGCTTCTTCTCCCATGCCAAATTTGGCAGAGAGGTTACGACTTAGCGTGGTGAGTGCATTACTCATTTTTAGTTTCCTTAATTAAGCGATAAATGCTGGGCGTACCAACTGGGCTACAAAATAAACGGCAGCAAATACCATTAAATACTTAAAATAGTGATCTGATTTTTGTTTTAAAGACAATCTGGTAAAGATCAATCGCTCTGATGGGGTGATGAGATCTCGATTCTTCATTGCATTGCCCATAATTGGGATTCAGTAATTTCTTTGACTTCTACTAAGTCGGGGTCAATATCTGAATCATTCAAAAAATGATCTGTTGCCAGGATCATTCCCGCCCGACTTAATAAGCCAGTCGAGTGTTGCATCCCTTTGTAATCTATCCATTCCACGATGTATTTCATGTTCTTACCTTCCGTATTAGTGAGTTGTAGGGAGCTTCGCAAGGGCACTAGACTTAGTCGTTGCCTTGTTACATTGCCTCCCTACTTCTCGGAACTGCAAATCGATTTACTACTCTTAGCGTGCTGTTATTGACTAAAAGAACCCTTGGCTCAAGTAGCTTTCACCTGCCACAGTCGGTCTGCTAAACCCTTACTTCACCTACAACTCGCCTTCGCTTCGGTGAAACTGTGTTGCTAGGCTCTATTCTATACACGAATGAATAAATAAAGCAATACGAGAATGAATAAAAATGTAGATATATAGGGTAATCCCTAGAGAATAGGGAAAAAAATACCCGCCGTAGCGGGTTATCAATTTGGCGTAAGTATTAGTAAGTAAAAGACTTAAACCAAAGAAGTAGGGCAGAAGAAAGCGTGCCCAGTAATAATGCGCAAACAAACAAGGTAGCTAGTTGTGACACATAAGATCCCTCAAATAATTGTGAGATAAACACAATGAGTTGAGTTTTTCTAAACAAAATGTATATAAAAAATGAAAGAAAAATAACGACTGGCACATAAAGACTAATTCCTGCATCTCCAACTTTATATGCTTGCAAAATACTACCAGGTATAGCAATCCCAATTCCTAACGCTAAGAATTGGATTCCAAATTTCATACATCCATTTCCATGCGTTTTACTACACCACAAAACACTGCATCATCTTTCATTTCCATGATGGGGTAGCGAGGATTAAGAGGCTTTAATAACTTAGATGAGCCATCTTCAATATATTGCTTAAAGGTTGCCTCATCCCCATTCTGCCTGACGATAACATACTGTCCTGATCTTGGGTATTCATCTGGCTCTACAATAATGATGCAGCCATCTGGAAACCTTGATTCCATACTATCGCCTCTAACTCTAAGTGCGTAGGTATGAGCTTTTGCTCGGTAAGTTGTTTCAATTCGTTCTCCTTCGGTGACGGATAAATTGTCGATTACATTCTCCCAGTTGCCTGCTTGTACCCACGATATGAGGGGGACTAATCCTAATAGGTCAGGGGCATTTCCGACATTAGAGGTAGTACCGATATGACTAAATTTTATATTTAATATTTTGGCGAGTTTAGTCAGTGTTTCCGTTTCCGGTACAGACAACCCTTTAAGTGTGCGAGAGATGGTCGATTGAGGAACACCAGAGCGCCTAGCTAATTCACTTTGCGACATTGGTTTAGGGCGAAAGGCCTTCATAGCCTGATCAATTTGTTCAGCAATATTCATAGATTGAACTATGCCTCCGCGAATTGGATTAAGCAAAAATTCATGCTTTTGCGTATTGACAATACTATTCATTTGCGTATAGAGTGGTGTATATGGAAAACAGCTCTCAAAAATTAGTTCAAAAAATATCAGATTTAGGTCTTTCTGATTCAGAGATTGCCAAGCGGGTTAGCGCCAGTCAACCAACGATCAGTCGTTTACGGAACGGAACTTCTAAAGACTGTATGGCAAGCCTTCGGGTTTCGCTTGAAGGTTTATTTGCTCAGGTGGTCAAAAAGGAAGTAACCCATGACTGAACTATCTGCTATTCAGCTTGATATGTCACGCAAGATCGAACGAACAATCTTGAGTGCGCTTTCCAACGCTGGACAAGTGGAAGTGGCAAAGCTATTGGGTATCCATGAATCTACAGTCAGTCGCTTTAAGGACGGACACATTGAAACTTTCTCTAATTTATTAGCGGCGCTGGATCTCAAGTTAGTGCCGACATCTTTCCGAACTATTGATCCAGAGCGCATGAAGGCCTTTTGCACTTTATTTGAAGCAGCCATGACTAGGCCAGACAGCCTAGAACATCTTTTATTGGAGGGCGAATCATGAGAACTCAAGTATCTCAAACCAGTCTTAGCGCTTATCGCAGCTTATCTACTGCCGCTTTAACGGGTACAGAAATGGAAGTCATGGCGGTAATGGGTGATGGCAAGGCGAGAACCCGCCGTCAGATTGCTGATGCACTCGGATGGCGTGATGGCCCGACTTGTGGTCGCTGCAACTCCCTGGTTACTAAGAAAGCATTGATCTCGGTGGGTGAGCAGAAGAACCCAGAGAGCAACAAGTATGCAGAGCTATTACAAGCCCCCAAAAAGAACCCACAAGGCGTTTTATTTCAATGAACTACTACTCATTTCATATTGGTGATTACGCAACCCACACGCGGTATTTAGACCTTTTATCAGATCTTGCTTATCGCCGACTATTGGATTTGTATTACACAAGCGAAGCACCAATCACTTTAGATGTCGATAAGGCATCAAATCTGATCGGAATGAGAGAACATTCTGAAATTGTTTCTGAAGTCTTATCTAATTTCTTTCTGAAATCAGAAGATGGTTATAGAAATGCCCGTTGTGATGCAGAGATTGAGGTGTATCACGCCAAGGCAGATCGCGCCAGAAGTGCAAATACTAAGCGCTGGGATAGCCAAAAACAACCAGATTCTCTGAAATCAGATCTGAAATCAGAACAATCTCGTATCCCAACCAATAACCAAGAACCAATAACCAATAACCAATATAAAAACAAAACCATTACGCCACCTATCGGTGTCGATGAACTTGTTTGGAATGATTTTGTTTTGCAGCGTAAAAACAAAAAGTCACCAATCTCAGCAACCGCACTCAAGGGAATTGAGAGTGAGGCGCGTAAAGCAAACCTATCCTTGCAAGCTGTTTTAGAACTTTGTTGCGCTAGGGGATGGACTGGATTCAAGGCGGAGTGGGTAATCGATAAACAAAACCCATCACAAACTCTCCAGGATCAAAAGATGGAAGGGCTGCACCAACTGACCGGTGGGATGTTAAGGCCACGAAAGAATGATGCTGTGTTTCAACCCTTAAACCAATCGATTGAGATGGAGAACAGTCATGTCCTACTCGGAAACTGATTTTTGTAAAGCAGATTTTGGCGTGAAGTACATCTTTGCAAAGATGTCGATCATCTACGGATCAGTGTTCAGAAACCATTTTGGTGATACAGATCGTCAATCAGTGATTGATACCTGGGCAGATATTTTGGGGGTGTACTCAACCTATCGCCCCAGTATGGATTTTTCTTTAAACAACATGGATGCCAAATTCATTCCATCAGCCCTGGCGTTTAGAGATCTTTGCAGACAAGGGCCAAGAATCCCATCAAAGCCCCATACCCTCATTACTAAACAACCGACTCAAGCAGAAGTAGCGATGACGGCTAAAGCCAAGAATGAGGCCTTAGATTTGATCGCCAAATTTACAAACAAAGTGGTGAAGTGAAATGTCAATCATGTGCAATAAGGATTGCAAAGAAGGAATCCCAATCCCTTTCATCGGGTTTGTATGCGCTGGATTGTCTCCAATGTGCAGCAGCTTTGGTCTTATCAGCGAGGCCATCACGATTGCAACAAGAGGCCATGTTTGCCGCGATCTCCAAGGCCAGGAAACCACTCAGTCGAACTGCCGTCATTGCGGCGATAAAGGATGTGGAAAGTGAGCGAGAAACTATCCCTAGCGTTGTACAACCCGACTCAAGCTCATCAATGTATCAAACAAGCCTGGGCATTTGCTAAAACTTTGACTGAATCAGGGGAGAAGCTAATCCTTGAGGTTGGGCCAATGTCTAAGACTCGCGAACAGGAAAAGAAATATCACGCAATGGTAGGGGAGATCGCGACTCAGTCTGCTCATTTAGGATCTCGCTGGATGCAAGACGACTGGAAAAGATTGCTCCTAGACAAGTTCGCTAGGGAAACAGGCAGAAGTCATGGGGCGATTATTCCCAACTTAGATAACACCGGAGTTGTACAAGTCGGGATTCAGTCTAAGAAATTCTCCAAGGAAGATGGTGCTGAGTTTATCGAGTGGTTGACAGCCTGGGGTGTAGATAACGGGATTGAGTGGAAGGGTGAGCAATGAGAGTGTTAATTGCTTGCGAATACTCTGGTGTAGTGCGTGATGCCTTTCTAGGGGGGGGGCACGAAGCCATGAGTTGTGATTTGTTGCCGACCGATGCACCAGGGCCACATTATCAAGGTGATGTCAAAGATGTATTGGACTACCCTTGGGATTTAATGATTGCTCATCCGCCATGCACTGATTTATCAGTAAGCGGGGCGCGTCATTTTGCTGCAAAAAAGATGGATGGCAGACAACAAGCAAGCGCTTCATTTTTTATGATGCTCGCTAAATCAAATATTCCTATGATCGCCATAGAGAATCCAATCTGCATTATGTCCAGCCTTTATAGAAAGCCAGATCAAGTAGTTCAACCTTGGATGTTTGGTCATGGTGAAACAAAAGCTACCTCTTTGTGGTTAAAGGGTTTGCCAAAGTTAATTCCTACCAACATTGTTGAAGGCAGGGAGCAGCGTATTCATAAGATGCCGCCAAGTGCAGATAGATGGAAATTGAGAAGTGTGACTTTTCAAGGTATTGCACAAGCAATGGCAGATCAATGGGGAAAACTGGATTGAAATTATCCATTTGCTCAATCTGCCAAAAAGAATTTACCAAACAGCGCATGGGCCAGGTAGTCTGCTCCCCAAAATGTGCCATCAAAATCCCTAAAGTTACTAGACAAAAAGAAAAAGCATTAGTAACCAAGCGTAAAGAGGCGATCAAGACTAAAGGTGAGGTTGAGAATGATGTAGAGAAGGTAGTTAATGCCTACATCAGGGAAAGAGATAAAGACCTTCCTTGCATCTCCTGTGGCGCTACAACTTGCTATCCCTATTTTCATGCCGGTCACTTTATTGCAGTAGGGGCTAATCCATCTATTCGTTTTGAAACTGAAAATATCCATAAACAATGCGCCAAATGTAATACCTGGGGCAATGGGTCTTATGGCACTTATCGCATTGGCCTGATTAAGAAAATCGGATTAGACAGAGTTGACTGGTTAGAAGGGCCACATCCTGTTAGGAAGTACACCAAGGATGATTTGCTAGAGATTAAAGCGCAGTACAAAACCAAACTGAAAGACTTGAAAGGGGGATCGCATGGCTAAGAAAAAGGTAATAGTAGCAGTGAGTGAAACAGGCGAGAGGATTGGTGAGGATCATCCTAATGCGCGATTGAATAATGAACAAGTAGATCGGATTCGGGATTTGCGAGAAGGATTCGGGTTGACCTATGTTCAGTTAGCTGCGATGTATAGCGTTACTCGATCTTGCATAGCTGGTATCTGTCAGTACAGAAGGTATGTATCGACTCCTTTTGGATTTAAGACTTTGATCATGGAGGTCGAAGATGGCAACTAAACCTAGCACTAAAATAGCGAAAAATAATAATTTAGCGGGTAAAAAACAGGGTAGGCCTAAAGGCGCTCCGAATAAAAATACTAAAGCGCTCAAAGATATGATCCTAGGTGCATTGGATAAAGCGGGTGGTGAAGAGTATTTACAACGCCAGGCAGATGATAATCCTAATGCCTTTCTATCTTTAATTGGTAGGGTATTACCGACTGAACTGAAAGCCAATGTAGAAGGCAATATCACAGTCAATGTGATTACAGGCGTGCCGCGTGTCTGATAAAGAGTTTAGCTTGGGTCTTGGGTACTTTCCGCGTGATTGGCAGCGTAAGTGTCATGTAGAACGCAAGCGCTTTACTGTCTTAGCTCTGCATCGTAGGGCAGGGAAGTCAGAATTTGCCATCATGGAGTTAATTGATAAGGCAATGGATTTCAATTTGGAATTGGGATTTTTCATTTACATTGCACCGTATTTGAAGCAGGCCAAGGCGATTGCCTGGGCAAGATTGAAAGCTCGGATAGAGCCGATGCGCCAACATTCCATGATTGAAGTTAATGAATCTGAGTTATCCGTTAAGTTCAAACACAATGGTGCGATCATCCGGATCTTTGGCGCTGATAATTATGAGGCGCTTAGAGGCCTGCGGATCGATGGCGGAGTGATTGATGAAGTAGCTCAGGTTAAACCGGAGCTATGGCAAGATGTCGTACAGCCGGCTGCATCAGATCGCAAGGGCTGGATTATCTTTATTGGGACGCCACAAGGGGTCAATCTCTTTTCTGAGTTGTATTACAAAGCCAAAAGTCTGCCTGACTGGACTAGCGCGAAGTTCACTGTTTACGATACCCATTCGATTGATCCCGCAGAAGTAGAGCGCTTAAAGCGTGATATGAGCGAAACCTCTTTCTCTCGCGAGTATCTTTGCGACTTTACCGCAGCCGGTGATGATCAGTTAATGTCGTTAGCGGATGTCGAAACCGCAGCCCAGACAGTTTATCGCCCTGGTGAGATGGATTACGCCTCTAAGATCCTAGGGGTTGATCCAGCACGATTTGGTGATGATCGCTCTGTCATATTCCCAAGACAGGGCATGGCTGCTCTTGAACCCGAAGTCTATCGTGGTTTGGATAATATGGATCTAGCCTCTAGGGTGGCGGCGAAGATCGAGTCCTGGAAACCAGATGCAGTATTCATCGATGCCGGTGGTGGTGCTGGGGTAATAGATCGATTAAGACAGCTTGGGTACGATGTGATTGAGGTCAACTTTGGTGGTAAGCCAATGGATAACGGCTATCTAAATAAGCGTGCAGAGATGTGGTTTGAACTCGCTGGATGGGTTAAGCAGGGCGGATCTATTCCGAATATGGTTGATCTCAAGCAAGACTTGGCTGCCCCGATCTATTGGTATGACAGCGCAGGCCGTAAGCAATTAGAACCAAAAGATGATATTAAAAAGCGTGGTTTGCCCTCACCAGATCTGGGTGATGCCCTGGCGCTAACCTTTGCGCAACCCGTTGCTAAGTTATCCATACTCGATAAATCGCGTCAACAAAATGAGCGTAAACGGGAATTTAACCCGTACGAACACCTTAAATGAGTTCTATTTATCAAATCAGGTTTGACTTTCACGATACCGGCAAGGTAGAGGTAGTGGAAGGAGGGCTGCTCAGTGAAACCAATCCACAATTTATAGCTGCCATCTCCTTTGCCCTGAGATCTATGGCAGATGTCTTGCAAGCACAAGGTAAGAAGCTAGAACTAGGCTAGTAGTGCGCGTACTGTGGTCATAACTCCTTACAGTGGTCTTAACTAATTGTGAGGCCGCACAATGCAAGCAGCAGAATCATCCCTTATTTCTATCGAACCCGATCTTAGATTGGCAGTAGAGTCATTTTCTTCTCCAGCGCTAGAGCGAAGAGATCGTATTCAATCATTTGAAAATGCGCTCATGGGGATGCCCCAGGTAGAACTCAAGGTCACTCATTATTTTGCCGATGGTTTATACGCTAGGGAGATGTTTATCCCCAAAGGAACAATGCTCACAGGAGCATTACATCTGTTTGAACATATCAATGTCTGCTCACAAGGGGATATTTCTGTTTATACCGAGGATGGGATCAAGAGAATTGTCGCTCCCGCTACCTTAGTTTGCGCTCCAGGATCTAAACGCATCGGCTATGCCCATGAAGATACGATCTGGACAACCTTTCATGCGACTACCGCAACCACAGTAGAAGAGGCGGAGGCTACTTTAGTCCTGGCTAATCACGATGGCCTTACTTATGCAGAAGGCAAACAACAAGTTAAGGAGTTATCACAATGAGTATGTCAATGACCGCAGTAGCCTGGGCTGGATTTGCAGTTGCAGCTACAACCGCTTACAGCGCATATAGCGCCTCACAGAACGCAGCTAAAGCTAACGCTACTCAGCAACAAGCTATGCAACAAGCTAAAGGTATTGCCGATCAACAAGCTACTGTTCAAACTGAGCAGATCAATAAGGCCAATGCTAAGTCACCAGATGTCGGGGCGTTGCTCTCAGCGAACCAACAAAATGCCAAGGGTGGACAGTCTGGCACGATGCTTACTGGCCCTGGTGGTATTGATCCTTCCGTTCTTTCCTTGGGCAAAAGCTCATTACTGGGTGGCTAATGACTCCCCTGCAAATCATTAAAGCTGATACAGAGAATCGGGGAAATGACCCGATGCACGAAGCCATGTTCTTTCATCACATGATGACCAATAAAGCAGAAGTATTGCGTAAAAACAATACGCTCTTAGTATTGCTGCCGTTGGAAGAAAATAACTTTGAGTTACATCTTTATACCGATGATGATGCTAAGAAACTCTATGAGTCTATGCAAGACTTTTGGAAACAGATTGAAAATAGAGACATTAAAAAGGTCTATACCGATATTACTAATCAAAAAGTGCTGGAATTAGCACAAAGAACTGGGTGGAATATTCAGCCATCTGACAATGAGAAGTACAACGCAATGGCAGTGGTGAGCGAATAATGTGCGGCGGCAGCTCATGGAATCCGGTAAGTTGGGTAGCTCCAGCAGTTCAATCAGTTGGTAATGCCGTATCAGGCGCAGTCCAGGCAGTCGGTAAAGCTGCATCTGATGTAGGTACAGCAGCGCTGGTCGTAAATCAACAGCTTGGTGACATTGCTGTAAATGACTATAAAACAATCGGCGGAGTAGTTCAAAGTCTATCGCATGGTCAGATTGGTGAAGCGCTACAAAAGACTTGGGGTAGCGTTGTTTCAGATATGAACACCATTACTGGTGGTAAGCCCTTAACGAATCAAACTCTGGGCGCTCCTAATGCAGCGAGCCAAACGATTGCTAGTGGTCAGGCACAACAAGCACCAACCTCTCTTAACAGTCAAACAATCTTGGGCGCTCCTGGTGTTACTGGATCTCTTACCACTCGAACGATTAGTGGGCCAGATAACACTTACAAGATGGATAAAACCACGATGTTAGGCCTTTGACATGACAGATCAAGAAGATTTCGATCTCTTTATTCGAGAACTTGGCCTGCCGATGGAAATTGTGGACGCCATGATCAATAACCTAGCAGATCAAATCCCCATGCCAGAAGGAGTTGATACCTTAAAGCTGGGTAAATCCCAGATCCAAGGTATCGGAATGTTCTCAGTAGAGAGCGTGAAGTCAGGATTTATCTTTGCTCCTGCGAGATTGGATGGGCATAGAACTCCAGCAGGGCGCTTTATCAATCATTCGATAAACCCCAATAGCGTCTTTATTCAAGTAGCGATAGATGATTTATATGTGCGTGCGATGCGCGATATTGCTGCTGATGAAGAGGTGACGATCAGTTACCGGCAAGCAGCCCAGGTGAACGGTGCAGCAGACGCCATTACCGATCTTAAAAACTTATTAAGGAGTCAGACAGTATGAGTGAATACACCGGAGACAACCAACCGAATACTAAAACACCTGATAGAGATAAGCTCTATACCCGTTGGGGACAACTCAAGAGTGAACGCGCTTCCTGGTTAGCCCATTGGAAAGAGATCAGTGACTATATGCTGCCACGATCAGGTCGATTCTTTATTCAAGATCGAGATAAGGGTTATCGCAGACACAATAATATTTATGATTCGACTGGCACAAGAGCATTAAGAGTTCTGGCTGCGGGGATGATGAGTGGTATGACTAGCCCAGCGCGGCCTTGGTTTCGCCTAGGGATTGCCGATCATCAACTGATGCAGTACCAACCCGTTAAAGTTTGGCTCAATCAAGTCACTAGCTTGATGTTAGAGATCTTCCAACGGGGTAATACTTACCGCGCCCTGCACTCGATGTATGAGGAATTAGGTGCTTTTGGTACATCTGCTTCGATTGTGATGGATGATTTTCAAGATGTCATCCGTCATTACCCGCTAACTACTGGTGAGTTTGCGATTGCCACTGACTATCGTGGTCAGGTCAATACGATCTATCGGGAGTTTCAAAAGACAGTCCATGAAATAGTGGGTGAGTTTGGCATCAATAATGTCAGTAATTCAGTTAAATCGATGTACAACCGAGGATCATTAGACCAGTGGATCACGATTGTCCACGCTATTGAACCACGATCAGATCGCGATCCTAGTAAGAAAGACGCAATGAACATGGCTTATCGTTCTTGCTACTTTGAACTCAATGGTCAAAAGAATAAGTATCTTTCGGAGTCTGGCTTTAAACACTTTCCAGCACTAGCGCCTAGATGGGCTACATCCGGTGGTGACATCTACGGCAATAGCCCAGGAATGGAAGCTCTAGGGGATATTAAACAACTCCAGCATGAGCAGTTACGCAAAGCTCAAGGGATTGATTACAAGACTAAACCGCCATTGCAAGTGCCAACCTCAATGAAAAACCGCGATATAGAAACCCTGCCTGGCGGGATTTCATTCGTAGATTCTTCTAGCAATACTCAGGGGATTCAGACGGCCTTTGAAGTCAATATCGATTTAAGTCATCTATTAGCAGATATTCAAGATGTGCGAGGGCGGATTCAAGGATCGTTCTATGCCGACTTGTTTCTCATGTTAGCGAATCAAACCGATGCCAGGATGACGGCAACTGAGGTGGCGGAAAGGCATGAAGAGAAACTCTTGATGCTTGGCCCAGTTCTAGAGCGCTTACAAAATGAGCTACTCGATCCATTGATTGAAATGACCTTCAATCGCATGATTGCTGCTGGGATTGTTCCGCCACCGCCCCAAGAACTACAGGGCGCTGACATTCAAGTGGAGTTTGTATCGATGTTAGCCCAGGCTCAAAGAGCAGTAGCGACTAATGGCGTGGATCGCTTCATGGGTAGCCTAGGAATGATTGCTCAGATGAAGCCAGAAGTATTGGACAACATCGATGCTGATAAATGGGCAGAAAGCTATTCCGATATGTTGGGTGTCGATCCAGAACTCATCGTCCCTGGCGATAAGGTTGCTCTCATTCGTCAAGATAGGGCGAAACAACAACAACAACTATCTAAGCAAGAGGCAATGGCTCAAGGCGCTCAAACCGCTAAGACTATGTCTGGTGCAGATACATCCGGTAAGAACGCTCTCACAGATGTCATGGGAATGTTCTCTGGCTATAACCAACAACCCCAATAAAGGAGTACGACTATGACTTATCCATTTTTAGATACCACCAATGACCTAACCCCGATCAACTCGATGAAGGTCGTAACGCCTAGCGATTCTGTTGATTTGCCTAGTGGTATTTGTCGGGCAATGGTATTAAACGCTGCCGGCACGATTAAGTTTGATACGGCTGCTGGCGATACAGTAACTTTGACTATTAGCGCATCTTGGTTTGGTGTGACTTATATCCGCGCCAAGAGAATCTATGCAACGGGTACAACCATTGCTGCTGGCTCAATCTTTGCTTGTTATTAAGGATCAATCATGGCCCTTAAAAATATGGCAGTACCTAATGTTGCTGATGACCTGGCTGAGATGGCAAATCCGTATGGCTTTGGCTTACTGATTCGCTTAAATCCAGAACAGTGTGACATCTTAGGATTAAAAAGCCCACCAGTAGCCGGCACGATGATGTCTATTAAGGCAATGGCGTGTACTACCAGTGTTACCCAAGAAGTCGATGCAGGCGAGAGCGAGAAAGAACTTTATCTGGAATTACAGATCACAGACCTTGAACTCACTCATGCAAGCAACGCAAGTAAGTCGGCCTCCATGCTCTATGGCGATGACGCTGAATGAGTGCGCGTACTTGGGTATTAAGTAGATAAATTAAGAGCATGAGTGATTTTGATCCATTTGACCTAAGAGGCCAGGAGCGCAAAAAGGAAGATTCCGATGAGCGCATCAAGCTAGTAATAGATCAGGAAAAAGACGATTTTAAGTGGCTCATGTGTAGTAAAAGAGGTCGCCGCATTGTGTGGCGATTGCTGGAGCGTACTGGTGTGTACCGTAGTTCGTTTACAGGCAATTCAGAAACCTTCTTTAGAGAAGGCCAACGAAATGTCGGTTTGATGCTAATGGCACAAATTAACGAAAGTAGTCCAGACCAATACGCGTTAATGCTCAAGGAGCAAAACGATGTCAGAAACAAATACGCTGATGACCAACGCCACAAATAACACTGACGGCGCTGCATCTTCTGGTGTAACAGAAGCAACAACTACTGAATCAGCCAATATAAGCGCTGATACAACTGCTGCCCCTGCTACCCAATCGAGTAATGAGTCAACCGAAGGTAAACCATCTACTACTGCTCCACAAGACAGTACAGAAGGCAAGACTGATGGCGAACAGGCTGCTGGTAATGATCCGGTAGTGCCTGAGAAGTATGAATTTAAAGCTCCCGAAGGGCGCGAGTTTGATGCACAAGTGCTAGAACAATTTTCAGAAGTCGCCAAGGAATTGAAATTATCCCAAGAAGGCGCGCAAAAGGTCATCGACAAACTTAGTAGTGCCATTGCTGAAAAGCAAATTTCTACCATGCAATCTGCCAAAGATGAATGGGTAAAAGCCGTCAACGCTGATAAAGAAATTGGTGGCGATAAGTTAAACGAAAACCTATCAGTAGCAAAGAAGGCCTTAGAAACCTTTGGATCTCCTGAGTTGCGTACATTGCTCAACGACTCTGGTTTAGGCAATCATCCTGAGATGATCAGGGCGTTTTTCAAAGCCGGACAAGCAATTAGTGAGGATCGCATGGTGTCAGGTGGCATCGGTGGTCCTGGAGGGGCGCGAGATCCAGCCAAGTCCCTCTATCCAAATCAGTAATTTAATAACGAAAGGATTTTATTATGGCTACTTTAGCAACCACAGCACTAACCCTCGCGGATTGGGCTAAAAGAATTGATCCAGATGGTCGCGTTCCAATCGTGGCAGAACTCTTGTCACAATCGAATGAGATCTTGGAAGATGCAGTATTTATGGAAGGTAACTTGCCTACCGGTCATCGCGTTGTGATCCGTACTGGTTTACCTACTGTTTACTGGCGTGCAATTAACCAAGGTATTCCAACTTCTAAATCGACAACTGCACAAGTTGACGAATCAGTTGGTATGCTTGAGTCATACTCCGAGGTCGATAAAGACTTGGCAGACTTGAATGGTAATACTAGCCAGTTCCGTTTGAGCGAAGATTCAGCTTTCTTGGAAGCAATGAATCAAGCCCAGGCATCTACTATGTTCTACGGCAACCCAGGTACAGATCCTAAGCAGTATTTAGGTTTAGCGCCTCGTTATAGCGCCATCTCTGGTGCTGGTAACTCACAGAACATCATCGATGCTGGTGGTACATCCACTAACAACACTTCTATCTACTTAGTAGTTTGGGGTGACAACACAGTATTTTGCCCATTCCCTAAAGGCTCTACTGCTGGTTTGATGCACGAAGATTTAGGTTTGAACACAGTATGGGATTCAAATGGTGGTCGTTACCAGGCTTATCGTACCCATTACCAGTGGAAAAATGGTTTAGTCGTTAAAGATTGGCGCTATGTCGTTCGTATTTGCAACATCAATACGGCTAACTTAGTTGCTCAATCCTCTGCTGCTGACTTGATTTCATTGCTCAGTCGTTCATTGGATCGTATCCCTAACTTCGGTATGGGTCGCCCAGTGTTCTACATGAACCGCACTGTTTACTCAATGCTCCGCATCCAGGCTTTGAACAAGTCTAACTACGCTTTGTCAATCGAAAAAGGTTTGACACAGTTTGGTAGCGCAACAAGCTGGTTATCTTTCAACGGAGTACCTATCCGTAGAGTAGATCAGTTGCTAAATACCGAAGCTCGCGTAGTTTAACCAATAAATAATTGAAAGGAATTACAAAATGATTACTGATAACTTCCTAACCCTTTCGGGTGCTTGGGCCAGTGGTGTATGGACAGGACAAACTGTTACAGGTGCGTCAGCAGTGTTGTCCACTAACACAGTAGATCTCCAACAAAACCGCGACATCGGTGAAGGTGCAGAACTCAACTTGCGAGTTGGCGTTTCTGTAGCGTTTACTGGTTTGACAGCATTGACAGTAGAAGTGATTGTTGCGGATGACGCAGCATTAACTACTAACATTACTGTTGTTGGATCTTCTGGTGCTGTTCCAGTAGCTTCAATCGGTACGATTGGTCAGCGTTTGATCGTTGGTCTAAATCCACGCATTGCCTCCAAAGGTCAGCGCTATTTAGGTGTTCGTTACACACCTACTGGCACTGGTACTGCTGGTGCTTTGATCGCTGAACTCGGTACAGATATTGCTGATGGTCAGAAGTTCTACCCTGTTGGATTCGCAGTTCTTTAATTAGGAGATTAGCATGGCCCAATACCGCGTTCTTACCCCATCCTTTATCAATGGCGAACTCTTAGCCGAAGGTGCTTTCGTTGAATATGACGGCGAAGTATCAGACAACTTAGAGCTAGTTAAGAAAGGATCTAAGGCTGCGGTTGGGCCTGCTGATGTAGCAGAACCTAGTTTTAGCAATGTACCAACTGGCGTATAACAAAAAGAAGTAAATGATCTGGGGGCAGTACGCCCCCAGTTTCTTAATGAAAGGCGGGTAATCTAATGGCATCAGAAGTCGATATTTGTAATTTAGCTCTGGGCCATATTGGTGATTCTGCCACTGTATCAAGTATCAACCCACCAGAAGGAAGCGCACAAGCAGAACACTGCTCACGCTTTTATCCAATGGCTAGGGATGCGCTATTAGAAATGCACTCTTGGGGATTTGCAACAAAGAGAGTCAACCTGGCGCTATTAACTAGCGCTTATCCAGAATGGGATTACTGCTATGCAATGCCATCGGATGCTATTAACATCTTATCAATATTGCCTAATAACTCTTCCGATGACTACAGCGTTGGTGTGACGGCAATGTATGGCATGACGACTACTCCTTTAATGGCGGGTGGTAACTATCAACCTCAGCCCTTTAACTGCGAATCATTAGATGATGGTACGCAAGTCATTTATACCGATCAACAATATGCTGCTTGCCGGTATTCCGGTCAAGTAATCGATACCACTCAGTTTTCCCCTCTATTTGTAGAGTCTTTATCCTGGTTATTGGCTGGCTACTTAGCTGGCCCAGTGATTAAAGGCGATGTCGGTGCGAGCATGGCTAAGAATTGCTATGCCTCATTTGCCGCAATGTTATCTAAAGCAACTGTATCGGACGCGAATCAACGGCGCAATTCCATTACTCAGAATGTGCCTTGGATGGGTGGGCGTTAATGCCCAATATCAGAACCCTTGCTAGATCCTTTGGTGGTGGTGAACTCACGCCGGAGTTCTTTGGTCGGATTGATGATGCTAAGTTTCAGACTGGCCTAGCGACTTGCCGTAACTTCTTGGTATTGCCTCATGGCCCAGCAGCTAATCGCCCAGGATTCTCGTATGTCAATGCCACTAAGTACAGTGGTACTAAAAAGTCCCGTTTAATCCCATTTTCTTATTCCACTACTCAAACAATGGTATTGGAGTTTGGTAATCAGTACATTCGATTTCATACTGCTGGCGCTACTGTTCTTTCTGGTGGTGTGCCATTAGAAGTAGTCACTCCTTATTTAGAGGCCGATCTCTTTGATCTGCACTATGTTCAGTCTGCTGACATTCTGACGATTGTGCATCCTAACTATCCCCCTCAAGAACTGAGGCGTATTAGTTCAACAAGCTGGACACTAACAGCGATTAGCTTTGTATCTGCCTTATCTGCTCCTACCTCAGTCACAGCAACGGCCTCTGGCGGTACAACTGTACCCTATGTCTATGTCGTGACTACAGTAGGCGTTAATGGAATCGATGAATCGGTTATCTCTTCTACAGCCTCATGTTCTGGCAATCTATTAGCTACAGGGGCATACAACACAATTAGCTGGGCAGCCGCTACCGGTGCGCAGCGTTATAAGGTCTATAAACAGACTAATGGATTATATGGTTACATTGGTCAAACAGATCAGCTCACTTTTAAAGATGACAATATCATTGCCGATCTGTCGGTATGCTCTCCATTAGTGAATAACCCATTCCCAGGCGCAGGCGATTATCCTGGCGCAGTATCGTATTTTGAGCAGAGAAGGTGCTTTGCTGGCACTTCAAACAAACCACAAAATATCTGGATGACTAAATCTGGTACAGAATCGAATATGAATTATTCCCTTCCGACTAGAGATGATGACTCCATTACCTTTCGAGTAGCAGCGCGTGAGGCCAATACAATCCGCCACATCATCCCATTAACCAATATGGTATTGCTCACTAGCGCAGCAGAATGGCGTATTACCTCGATTAACTCCGATGCTTTAACTCCAACTACTGTATCGGTTAGGCCACAATCTTATGTTGGCGCATCTAATGTTCAGCCCGCTATTATCAATAACAATATGATCTACCCAGCAGCCAGGGGTGGTCACATGAGAGAGTTGGCGTACTCCTGGCAAGCCAATGGCTATGTAACAGGAGATCTTTCTTTGCGCGCTCCCCATCTGTTTGATGGCAATACGATTACGGATATGGCATTTTCTAAATCGCCATACCCGATTGTCTGGGCCATCTCTTCTAATGGGAAGTTATTAGGCTTAACCTATGTACCAGAACAACAAGTAGGCGCGTGGCACTGGCATGATACTGATGGCACTTTTGAGTCATGTTGCGTAGTTGCAGAAGGTAATGAAGATGTCCTTTATACAGTAGTTAATCGTACGATCAATGGTACGGTTGTCCGTTATTTGGAAAGATTAGCTAGTCGCCTATATACAAGCCAGGCAGACTCTTTCTTTGTAGATTGTGGGGCAACTCTCAATACTGCCAATACCACAGCAACCACAGTCACAGTATCAGGTGGTACAACTTGGAATACCGGAGATACAGTCACAATTACGGCCTCGGCTGCTTTATTTGCTTACCCTGCCACTACCGATGTCAATGATGCCATTATCCTTACTGATGCTAGTGGAGTGACTTATCGACTAACTATTTCATCTACCTCTAGCACGACAGTCGCAACGGCTACTTTAGGATCAGCATTACCCGTATCGTTACGCAGTACAGCGATTAGTTCGTTCTCCTTTGCAAGAGATTCTATTACTGGATTAACTTGGCTAGAAGGTAAGACTGTTTCTATCCTAGCCGATGGTGCAGTTCATCCCCAAAAAGTAGTCACTAGCGGGACAATCTATTTAGACCAAGCCTCTGCAAAAGTTCAAGTCGGACTCCCGATTACAGCCGATATTCAAACGCTGCCCTGGGCGGCGCAAATCGATGCTGGATATGGTCAAGGTAGAACTAAGAATGTGAATAAGGTCTGGATTAGGGTTTATCGTAGTTCGGGGATCTTTGTAGGGCCTGATACTAATAACCTGACTGAGGCAAAGCAAAGAACCTCCGAGATGTATGGCTTGCCACCGGCACTTAAATCAGAAGAGATCCCAGTGACGATCACTCCTAGCTGGGATGATTCTGGTCAAGTATCTGTTCGCCAGTCAGATCCACTCCCACTAACGATTATCTCGATGACGCTTGAAGTAGCGGTTGGATCATAAGGTGCGCGTACCTCTGTAATAAAGCATTATTTTGGAGCTATTCACTAAGGGAGTCAGTATGTCCTTTGCAGTAGCTTCTATATCTCTCATGGGCGCTGGCGTTGCTATGCAAACGATTGGCGCTAGATCGTCAGCGATGGGCCAACAAAATGCCCTTAATGGTCAAGCAGACCTATCAGAAACCAATGCACGCCTATTTGAACTGGGCGCTCAATCTTCTATTCTTGCTGGTCAACGACAGTCAAATCAGATTCAACTCAAAGCAGGCCAGGTTAAAGGCGCTCAAACTGCGTCAATAGCAGCTAATGGAATCGATCTTGGCTCTGGATCTGCTCAGAACATCTTAACGACTACCGATGTAATGAAGGAAGTCGATGTTAATACCACAATGGCTAATGCACTGCGTACTTCTTGGGGATATAAGAATCAAGAAACTAATGCTCAGAACGATGCCAATATCAAACGCAGTCTAGCGAACGCGATTAACCCAAATCAAATAGCGCTGGCTACCTTAATAGATGGTGCTGGAAAAGTCGCCGGTAACTGGTATTCACTTAATAAAGTTGGTGCAATGGAAAAAGATATGAGTCTAATGAAGGCCAATATGAGTTCTGATGGAATTGGATCGTATGGCGGTAGTCAAGGCTGGTGGACAAAAAATGGCTAGAGTACCTACCTATGACAGTCCACAAGTAGGCCAAAGTCAAACTGCCGCATCTCCTTTTAATACTGTAATGAGTGTTGAGGCAGGGGCATTACCTGGTAAACAACAGGCGATGCTAGGTCAGTCATTGACTTCTGCTGGTAGTGAAATGGCGAAGATTGCCTATGATGCTCAAAATGAAGCCAATAAAGTACGCGAGATAGACGCTACTAATCAAGCCAAGTCATCCATGATGACCTTAATGCACGATCCAAATCAGGGATTCTTATCCGTTAAGGGATCGGCAGTAATGAATCGCGAATCAGGCAAGCCGCTTGCTGATGAATTTACTGATAACTTTAAACAACAGCTTGATCAGATCTCATCATCTCTAGGTAATGATGCGCAGCGCAATGCCTTTACTGCTAAGTCTGGTGAACTCTTAAACCAATTTAGAGGCACAGCATTACAGCATGAAGTTAGCGAAGGCCGTAACTACACTAAATCAACACTGCAAGCCTCAAGTGATACCTCGATTCAGTCGCTAGTAGCCAACTATAGTAACCCTGTTATTAGGGATCAAGAAGTTAAAAATATCATGGCAATGAATGTAGCCCTGGCAGAGCATGATGGACTAGATCCTAAGTATGGTGAAGTCAAGGGATTGCAGATGGTATCTAGTGGTCACGCTCTTGCAATTAAGACGGCGATCTCTAATGACAATCTCGTAGGTGCGCAGGATTATTACAACAATGCGCGAAAAGCAAAACAGATGACAGTCCAGGATGATCTACAAATAGATCAGCTTATTGGTAAACAGATTGCAGTAGGCCAAGTCATTGTTGGAGTAGGGGATGTATTCAAGCAATATGGCCCGCAGTTGGCGACTGATGCCAATACCCTCAAAAACAATATTACTTTTGGCACTGAGTCCAACTTTCGCCAGTTCGATGCAAAAGGCAATGTACTTGCTAGTGGTAAAGGAGCGTTGGGAATTGCCCAAATATTGCCCAGCACTGCACCAGAGGCCGCTAAGTTAGCTGGTGTCGAGTGGAAACCAGAATTATTTTTCCAGGGCAGAACGGGTGATCCCGTTAAAGATAAACAAGCCCTTGAATACAACCAACTATTAGGTGCTGCTTACCTAGATGATCAATATAAGACTTTTGGTACTTTAGATAAGGCGTGGGCTGCTTACAATGCTGGCCCAGGCGCTTTAAAGAAAGCAATGGCTGAATCTGCTAAGACTGGTCAAAACTATCTTACTTATATGCCAAAAGAAACACAGGATTATGTGACTAAGAATATTGCTGAGTTTACTAAAAGAAACAACAGTGTTCAGCCAGTGAGTTTAGAAACCATGATTGGCGCAGTATCAGAGAAGTTTAAAGATGCGCCTCCTGCGATTCGCCAGATGGCAATCAATAAAACAACAGTCGATTACAACACTTTGCAGTCCAATGTAGTTGAGAGAGAAGCTACACAAACTACATCTGCTATCGATGCTCTTTTAAAGAACAATGGTAATTTTGCAGCCCTCCCAGCAGAGATCATTAGCACGATCCCTTATAAGAGTTTGGATAAGCTCACCAAGTTTGCCGATGCCGTATCAAGTGGCACTCAAAAATCAGATATGGGCACATTTAATAAGCTCACTAATACGGATTACTTGGGTAGCCTGACCGATGCCCAGTTCAATGTATTTCGTGCAGATCTGGATGGTAAAGACTTTAAGCTATTCCAAGATCAAAGAGCCTCGCTAAAGACTGGTGCTGCGGTAGCTGCTGCTGGCAATATTCCTACAGGCCAGATAAACAATGTATTGAATATGCGCTTGCAGTCATTAGGAATAGATCCCACTCCTAACAATGATGAAGATAAGATCCGCCTTGGCGCGATTAAAAAGTTCATGTATGACGCTGCTAGTGTTCGTCAAGCGGGTACTGGCAAGGGAATGACAGATGTAGAGGTCAATAAGTTTGTCGATGATGTGTTCTCTCAGTCTAAGCAATTTAGAAAAGTTTATCTAGGCGGCCTCTATTCAAGTAATTCATCCCCAGAAACAGTCATCACAATGAAGGTAGATCAAATCCCTCCTGATGATAGAGATGCTATTACAGCAGCATTACAGCGCCAAGGAATTACTAAACCAACAGATGCAGATGTACTCGGTCTGTACTTCAAAGCAAAAATCAAACCAAGGCAAGTCCTAAACAATGGCTGATCAAAATGAGTATGATGCAGTAGCGTCACAGTTTTTAGGCGCTCGTAAACAGGCCACTACTGAGAATGTAAAGTTAAATATCAGTAATGCGCTATCTGTAAACCCAGATGAAGCGGCAGCAGTTCAAAAGGATGCCAATAAATTAGGCGTCCCGATTGATTCTGCGATGGCTAATCCGGCAGAAATACGAAAGCAATCCTACTTTGAATCCATTGGATTTAATGATGTAGTCGATAGCAAGGCCGCATCAGATTTTTATCAAGATCAAAACAAGGCCAATATCGGTAGTGACTCTGTTCAAGAGATGATTGATCTATCTAAGGCAGCTCAGACACTAGGTACTGCCGGAAGATCTATTGGAAGATTTGCTGCCGACATACCGGCTGGTATCTTTGGTATCGGTGAAGGTGTGATGAAAACCATTGCCGATCCTTTAGATTGGGCTACGGGTGGTAATGCTCCTAATCGCTTTCGTGTATGGGGCAATGAATTAGAACAACTCCGAAAAACAACGACTCAGGCTGGTGACATTATCCAAGGCGATATGCCTAAAGATCCTGGGGTATTTGAGCGTAACTTATATAACACTGGTAGATCCTTTGGAGATATGTTGCCAGGGATGCTTGCGACTATTGTTACTAAGAATCCTTACTATGCGCTAGGTACTGCTGGAATAGTGCAAGGTGGTCAATCTACTTCTGAGTCTTTAGATGAAGGTGTAGCGCCTATTAAGGCATTAACGCGAGGAATTATCGATGCTGGCTGGGAGGTCATATTTGAGAAGTTTGGAGTCGATAAGCTCTTAAAAGATATTGCCGTGAACTCTGGATTTGGCAAGATGCTGATCCATCAGATTGTTCGGGAATTGCCTAGTGAATTAGCAACAACCCTCATGCAGCAAGTAGATGAATACGCTATCACTAAGACTAAAGCCAATTTTAATGAGTTCATGCAACAGCTAGGTCCAGCAGAATTAGATACTGCTATCTCCACTGTAATGCAAACTGTATTAACTGCTGGTCTTGGTCATGGGGTTAATCGGATTAAACAGAAAATCGAGGGCGTAGAAGATGCCAAACAGTCTAATGCCTCTTTTGACATACTCACTAAACTCAATGATCTGATCAGTACAAATAAGGTCAAGGAGCGTGATATTGAATCCTTCCATACCTTCATGCAATCAGCTACTGAGGATGGTGATGTAAGTCATGTATTCATAGAGCCTAAAGTCATGGTGCAGGCATTAGAGGCATCAGGGATGACTCAAGAACAATTTGCTACTGAATCCCCAGTGATTAGTAAACAGCTTAATGAATCAATGGCTACTAATACTGATTTGGCTATTCCAGTAGCAGATTTTGCTACTGAGTTAGCTGGTAAATCGTATTCACAAAGCCTCATAGCTCATCTTAAAACAGATCCGAATGGCATGAGTCAGGTCGAAGCACAGCAGTATATGGTTGAGCATGGTAATGATCTCAAGGAAGAGGTCGAGAAGATCCTAGGTGAGAACACCAATATGCAAGAGTTCAATGCAAGTAAGGATCGCGTCAAACAACACATCTTACAAAACCTTAATGAATCAACCGAGTGGCCTGCCATTAAGAATGAGAATGATGCCGAGTTAATTGCTACCCGTACAGCCGTTCGCGCTGCCCAGTTGCACATGACGCCAGAAGCCTTATTTCAAAAGCACTTATTAAAAGTTAGTGATTCTAGTTCTGAAACGACTACTGGTGATGTTGTCCTTAATCAAAAACACCATGTAACGCTAGACACTTCTATATTGGATATAACCGATCAATCTACTAAAGGATTGAAAAAAGCGGCAGCCGCCTACGCCAAAAAGAATTTTGCTAATTCCGTAGTAAAGAATGAATCTGATGGACAAGACATCATTATTAGCAATCAAGGAATCAAGCATGGAGCGTCAGGCACAGGATCGAAACTCAGCGCTCTGGCATTATCTGCCTTAGATCAAATCATTGGTAAGGCTAAATACACTCATTCAGAACAAGATAATAAGAATCGCAACACCATTAAAGAGGTTCGGTTCTATGAAACTACTGTCAATCTAGGTGATGAAAAGGCTAAACTCAAGATCGTGGTGCGCGTAGCTAATGATGGCAGTCGCTATTATGACCACTACGAAATAGAAAACCCCGCAGGGCAATCTGGAAAGCTCAGATTTAACCAAGACTCGCTCCAGCCGTTTACGGGGCTTCTGTCCAAAGAGGACATTGCCAGTCTAAAGCGACTTGAGCCAAAAAGCAATACCTACTCTCAAAGTGGCTTAAAGCAAACAGAAACACCAGAATTTAAGGCCTGGGCCGGTACAGATAAGCCAGTAATTGAATCTGATGAAGTTAATGGCACTTCATTTAAAGGTGATGGCCCTTTTGTAATGGAACTTTATCATGGGACAACCCATAATTTCAATGAATTTAAAGGTGGCGAAAATGGCAATATAGAAGGACATTTTGGAGCAGTTAATTACTTTACATCTAGCTCCCATGATGTCCATAAAAACTATATGGGTGTTGGCCCAGATTTAACATCAAGAATAGAACAAAAAGCGGAGAGGTTAGCTGATGAAATTAAAGACCATTACGATAATTTTGAAGATGATGCTCTTGCTGTTCAAGCCATAAAAGAAAAATATGGTGAAGATGTATATGACGAAGATATGCTTAAGATGGCGAGGAACATTGCCGATAAAGAACTCAATGGCGGAAATTATAATGTTCTTACTGTATTCGTTAAAACAGAAAAACCATTTGTAGTAAATGATAAAAACTCACCATTCATGGAATTTATAGATCAGGAAGAGTTAGAAAAAGAGGCAATTCAAAGGGTAGCTGAAAATGAGGGAATTTATGAATCCGAGGTAACGGATGCTAATAATGACTATCAGGATCAGATAGATGAAGCCCGTTATGAAATCATGGATGAAAAAGACAATCCATTGATTGAGGCAATTCAAACAGTAGCCAATAGATATGATATTGATCCATCATCATTGTTTGAGCGTATTTATGAGATTGCTGCTGATGGCGGCGCTACTCATTCAGAAATTGAAAGTTTCTTTCGAGGGGATAGAAATCTTCAATATGCAGAACATCCAGAAACAGGGCAATTAGTAAACCATCAATTTATTGCTGATGTTATTCAAGAACTTGGATTCGATTCTATTATTTTGAAAAATGCAGAAGAGCAATTTACAAATATGGGAATGGATAAAGATACTGCCCATGTTCATATTTTTGATGAAAACAATACAAATATCAAATCTGCTACCGATAAATCTGGTGCATTTAACAGCAACGATCCAAATATTTATAAGCAACCTAATCGCGCTCAGATCTCATTCGGATCAGATCTTACCAAATCCCCCAGCATTATTACCCTACTTAAATCAGCAGATTTATCCTCATTCCTACATGAGTCAGGTCACTTCTTCTTTGAAAGTGATATTCATTTAGCGGCAGAATTAAACCGTACATCTAATGAAACTGATATATCTATGATGTCGGATGGCGAACAACAGATTATGTCTGATGTCAGTAAGATGCTTTCATGGCATGGCCTCCAAGGTAATCTGAATGATCAGTTAAATCAGTGGTACACCTTGAGCGATGCGGAGCGTAGAAGTTACCATGAGCGTACTGCTGAGTCTTTTGAGCGCTACTTGTTTGAAGGCAAAGCCCCATCGGTTGAATTGCAAAGATTATTCCAGACTTTCCAAGCCTGGTTATTGCAAGCCTATACATCAATTAAGAAGTTTGTCGAAGCTAATCCAGAGGCCGGTAATCTCAACCCAGAGATTCGCCAGGTATTTGACCGGATGTTAGCTACCAGTGAGCAGATCCAGTTAGCAGAACAAAGCAGATCGATGATGCCTTTATTTGAATCAGTAGATCAATCCGGTATGACGACTGAGGGATTAGCCGCTTACCATAAGGAAGATCTTGCAGCTACCTTAGAGGCTAGGGATATTCTGCAAACCCGTTCATTAAAAGATATGCAGTGGCTACAAAATGCCCGTAGCAAGATCATTAAGAAACTGCAACAAGAGCATAAAGTCTTGAGAGCAGAAGTAATGATGGATGCTAGACGCCAAGTATTAAGCCAGCCGATCTATCAAGCCTATTCATTCTTAACTAATAGAATGACTAAGGACGATAAGATCATTCCAGATCCATTGCCTAAGTCAGATAAGAACAAGGTAATCCCTGCGATTGACTCGATGTTCACTGCGATTGCTAAATTAGGCGGCCTTAAGCGCGATCAGATTGATAGCTTAATCGGCTTGGATTCTAAGATGAAAAGCCCAATGCCGGTATTTGGCAAGTATGTCTTTAAAAGAGAGGGTGGTATTCCTTTAGATTCAATGGGCGAACTCTTAGCAGACTATGGTTATCTTCCAGTAGATGAGCATGGCAAATTTGATACTCGCGACTTAGAAGAGAAGTTAGATTCTGAGTTGCGTGGTGATCCCCAATATTCCATCGAAGTCGATGATCGGATCTTGCGTGGAGCAGATAAGGCCGGATTAGGAGTAGATATTGCTGCACTTGGAGCAGGCCGTCTATCTAAAGGTGAGCTAGTAGGAGAATTTACTGCCGAACAGATCGCTGTATTAGAAGCGAAAAAAATGGTATCTAGCACTGGTATAGCGCCTGATTTCATCGCAGAACAGTTCGGGATTACTTCCGCAGATGAGATGGTGCGCAGCCTAGTAAGTATTCCATCGCCTAAAGAGGCAATCAATACTCTGACAGATCAAATGATGATTGAGCGCTATGGTGATCTCAATAGCCCAGAAGCATTATCTAAGGCAGCAGATGAGGCCGTACATAATAAATTGAGAACTAAGGTCATTACGACTGACCTTAATGTATTAAATAAGCTCATGGGCAAACCCCAAGTATTAGCAAGCGCAGCTAAAGACTTTGCCGAAGCCATGATCAATCGTTTAATTATTCGTAACCTACGACCTGGTCAATACTCTGCATCAGAAGTACGGGCTGCTAAAGCTGCTGAAAAAGCATTTAAAGAAGGCAATCGGGAAGTCGCTGCTGCTGAGAAGAGAAACCAATTAGTCAATAACTACGCTACTAAGGCAGTCTATAACGCTCAAAAAGAAGTCGAGCAGATTCGTAAATTCTTCTCACAAGTCCTAGGTGGTAAGGATGAGGATATTGCTAAGTATCGCGATATGGATATGGTCAATGCAGCCAGGGCTATTCTTGCTCCATTAGGGTATGGCGGAAAAGCGACTACTGCGATTGACTATTTAACTAGAGTCAAGACTTATGATCCAGCGCTGCATGAAGTATTAAGCGCCAGCGTCAATGCTGCCCAGCTAGTTGCTAAACCTATCAACGATTTGACCTTAGATCAGTTACGCGATATTAAAGAAGAGGTCGAGGCTTTATGGCACTTGTCTAGGCGTGGTAAACAAATGGAGCTAGATGGTGATTTAATAGATCGCCAAGAGGCTGCCGATGCTTTAATCTCCCGTATGCAAGAGATTGGATTACCAGAAAATATGCCTGGTGAGATGAGTGCTATTACGGAGCAAGAAGTAAGACATTCCAGAGTCCAGCAATTTAAAGCATTTTTGCGCAGAGTAGAGTCCTGGGTAGATCTGAAAGATGGCTCTAATAAAATGGGCGCTTTCCGCAAATACATCTTCTCACCTATTAAGGGCGCTGCTGATGCCTATAGGCAAGAAAAGCTAGTGCGGATTACAGCCTTTAGAGATAGTTTTGAGAGTATCGCTAAGACAATGGAAAAGGGGCAAATCCATTCCGGTGAGTTAAATTACACATTCGGCAAGGATAGTGGTGGTGTTGCAATGAATGAGATCATGCACGCGATCCTTCATCGAGGAAATGACTCTAACTTCCGCAAACTACTATTAGGCCGTAAGTGGGCAGATCTGTTGGAAGATGGAACAATGGATACAACTCGCTGGGATGCTTTTGAAAAGCGGATGCAGCAAGAAGGAAAACTCACCAAAGCCCACTATGATTTTGCTCAAAATGTTTGGGATCAATTAGATGATATGAAGCCTGGCGCTCAAAAAGCCCATAGAGATGCGTATGGTCGCTACTTTACCGAAGTCACAGCTAATGAATTTCATACCCCATTCGGGATGTATCGTGGAGGCTATGTACCCGCTAAAGTCGATAGCCGAATTGTCAAAGATATGGAGCTTAAAAAGCTGATAGAAGAGGGTAAGGATGGCATGATGTTTGCCTTCCCAAGTACCAATAAGGGTTTTACTAAAGGCCGCGTGGAATACAACCGCCCTTTAATGCTTGATATGCGCACGATTGCCCAGCATATAGATCAGGTTTTACTCTTTACCCACATGGAAAATCCATCAAGAGATGTATCTAAACTATTAGGCATGGGTGAAGTCGGTAGTTTATTAAACCAACAAGATCCAGAGGCCATCAATTCGATGCTCACTCCTTGGCTCACTCGTTCTGCTAAACAGTTAGTCACGACTCCAGTAGCGGGTTCTGCCGGCCTAATGCGATTCTTTAGTGTATTGCGCAGCAGAACAAGTATGTCAGCAATGTTCGCCAATATCTCTAATACTGCCCAGCAGATCACCGGATTTAGCCTGGCGGCTCTCAAGGTGAGATCTGGATCGATGCTCTCTAGCACTGCTCAGTACATGAAAAATCCTAAACAGATGACTGAGGATGTCGCAGGGCTATCTATGTTCATGGCTCATCGGATGGATAATCAAGTTACAGCCATGATTGGGGATGTAGAACAGATCCTCTTAAACCCAAGCCTATTTGCCAAATCCCAGGAATGGACTAAAAAGCATACTTTCTTCATGCAGTCTGCCGTAGATAATGTCATGGGAACAATCATCTGGAACGCTGCTTATAACGAAGCCGTAGAAGATGGTCATAACTCAGAGGATTCAATCAAGGTAGCAGACGGGATTGTTCGCCAAACCCAGGGTAGTTCATTGCCAGAAGATGTATCGCGTATGGAAACAGGCAATGCGTTTATCAGAATGTTTACCTTGTTTGCCGGTTACTTCAATATGCAAGCTAACCTACTGGGAACTGAGTTTGCTAAGATCCCACAAGAGTTAGGGTTAAGAAAAGGGATGGGGCGCGGATTCTATGTCTTGCTCATGGGTCTTGCCGCACCCGCTATCGTATCTGAGGCAATCGCTCAAGTATTTAGGGGTGGGCCGGATGATGATGATAAAGATGGATCTTACCTAGATGACTGGCTAATGGCAGTTTTAGTCTATGGACCAATGAAAACAGTTACGGCTTTTGTACCAGGAGGATCAATGGTCAACTCCGCAGTCGCTAAATTCAACCATAACCCAGCAGACGATAAGATGAGCATTACCCCAGTAATGAACTCACTCGATGCTCTAGCTAGTATTCCAGTAGATTTATGGAAAGCAGAGCAGGGTAAAGCCAATGCTCAAAAGACCATACGCGATCTAGCCACTGTCATTTCAGTCACAGTAGGGCTGCCGGCTAATATTGTTGCAAAACCTTTAGGCTATATGGCTGGAGTGGAGCAGGGTAAAACAAAGCCAACTAGCGATCTGGATTTGGCAAGAGGATTGATTACGGGTACATCCAGCCCACCTAGCAAGCAAAAGTAGGTGCGCGTACTTCCTATATCTCAAGGGAAACTATCAACTGAGATATAGGGAGAATGATCTTGACGATTTCCAGTGAAACAAGAAAGGCCGGCCCATATACGGGTAATGGTGTAACCACTTCCTTTTCTTTTGCATTTAAAGTATTTACTACTGCTGATGTATTGGTAGTTCGCACTGATCTATCCTTGATAGAAACAGTCCTAACACTAGGATCACAGTACACAGTCACATTAAATAGCAACCAGGATTCAAACCCTGGCGGTACAGTAACGCCCAGTACGATTATTGCAACTGGCTATTTGCTGACACTATCAAGCCAAGTAGGGGCGTTGCAGGCAACTGACCTGACAAACCAAGGTGGATTCTATCCATCCGTCCTTAATACGGCACTTGATAAACTGACGATTTTAGTTCAGCAACTTAAAGAACAAGTCAGTCGTTCTGTAAAAGTAGATATTTCAAGTAGCATTACGCCTGCTACTTTGACTGGTTATATTGTTGCCCTATACAACAACCTAACAAACATTAGCGCCGTTGCTACAAATTCATCGAATATTAACTCTGCCGTAGCTAATGCTACAAATATCAATACAGTCGCGACTAATAATACGAATGTTACAGCAGTCGGCGTGAACATTACTAATGTAAATTCAGTAGCGGGTAACTCTACCAATATCAATGCTGTAAATGCTAACGCAACGAATATAAATGCAGTCAACAGCAACTCAACAAATATAAATACTGTAGCTACAAATATTTCCTCAGTTAATACAGTAGCGACTAACATTGCCTCAATAAATACTAATACTTCAAACATTACTGCTATTCAAAACGCTTCTGCTAATGCTACGGCTGCGGCTGGATCTGCAACATCAGCATCTGGTTCTGCTGCTACAGCGACTACGCAAGCTACTAATGCTGCTTCTAGTGCAACTAGTACTGCTGCTTTGCTTGCATCTTTCCGTAGTGCCTTCTTAGGTTCTTTTGTGAGTGATACAGCAGCTGCTGCTTTCGCTACTGCAAATAGCATTACTCTCTCTAACGGAATCATGTATGAGAACAACAGCACAACTCCAGAGAAATTCCGTATTTATAACGGATCTGCATGGCAAGATTACGATGCTTCAGCTCAGGCTTCACAGTCTGCTGCTGCATTAAGTGCTGCTAACGCTGCTGCTTCAGCTTCTACTGCTAGTACCCAAGCAACTAATGCTGCTAATAGCGCAACCTCTGCTGCCACACAGGCTACGAATGCTGCTACTTCAGCAACTGCTGCATCTACTTCAGCATCTACAGCTACAACTCAAGCATCTAATGCTTCGACTTCAGCTACTAACTCAGCTAACTCTGCAACTGCTGCTGCAAGTTCAGCTACAAGTGCTTCTACAAGCGCAACTAATGCTGCATCTAGCTACAACACCTTCCATAATCAATATCAAGGTGCATACGCTACAGCTCCAACTACTCGCCCAGACTCTTCAGCTCTCCAGTTAGGTGACTTGTATTTCAATACAACAACCAACTCTATGCAAGTTCGTGGTGGATCAGGTTGGACTAATGCTGGTTCTAGTGTTAACGGTACTGCAAGACGCTATCGTTACATTGCTACTGCTGGTCAAACTACCTTTACTGGTAGTGATAGCAATGGCAACACAATGGCTTATGACGCTGGATACATTGATGTCTATTTGAACGGTGTGAGATTAGATCAATCTGATTACACAGCTTCTAGTGGTACTTCTATTGTCTTAGCTAGTGGTGCTGTGGTTAATGATGAGTTTAATATCATTGCCTTTGGTACATTCTCGGTAGCTGCTTTTGATGGCTCTGGTTTGAACAATGCTTCTGTAAGCCCTAATAAGTTGACTGCTGGTGCTCCTACATGGGATAGCTCTGGTAATGTAAGTATTAACGGATCTGGAGTAACAGGCTACAAATTAAATGTAAATGGTAATGCGGGTTTTGGTAGTGATGTAATTATTATTGATTCTTCTAATACTTATGGATATACCGTTGGTCTTGGAAGAATGATTTCAAACGGTGCTGGTGGTTTTGGTGGATTAACATTCCAAACCTACAACGGTGGATTTAACAACCAAGCCAGTATTGATGGTAATGGTGTTTTTGGTTTTAACTCAGGCTACGGCTCAGTAGCTACAGCATACGGTTGTCGTGCGTGGGTAAACTTCAATGGAACTGGTACTGTAGCTATTCGTGCTAGTGGAAATGTAAGTTCAATTACGGATAACGGCGTTGGTGATTACACTGTGAACTTCACGACTGCAATGCCTGATGCAAATTACTCCCTACTTTGTAGCTCGGGTCAACCAACTCCTTCAACCAGCATGGACATTGTGGGGCGTAACCTTGACTATCCTTTATGTACAACCACTCAAGTTAGGATCTATTTGCTGAAGTCAACTAACGCTGTTGTAAGTGATAATCCAAACATACACATTGGTGTATTACGCTAATCAATAGGACAAACAAATGACAAAAAGAATTATTTACCCTACAGATGATGGCGGTGTAGCAGTAATCATTCCAACACCTGAGTATCTCTTAGAAAACTCTATAGAAGATCTAGCTGCCAAGGATGTCCCTGCTGGTAAACCTTACAAAATTATAGATACCACAGACATCCCTACAGATAGAACTTTCCGTAACGCATGGGAGTACCAAGAATGATAGTGATTAACTTTAACAAAGCTAAAGACATCACCAAAGATCGCCTTCGTGCTGATCGTTTGCCTATGCTCCAAGCCCTTGATATTTCTTTTCAACAGGCTTTGGAGACGGGTGGAGATACATCCGCAGTAGTCGCTGAAAAGAATCGCCTTCGTGACATTACTAAATTAGCTGATACAGCTACAACCCTCGATGAACTTCGAGCTATTAAAGTTGAGGTGAACAATGAGTAACGCTCGTAATCTAGCGAGGCTTCTGCCAGACTCTAGTGGGAAAGTACCAACTACCCAGATAGGGGCTGGTAGTGTGTTGCAAGTACAGACAATGTATAACTCAGCCGATTCAACGACTACAAACCAATTTGCGACTAACTCAGGAAGTTTTGTTTCTATAACCCCTAAATTTGCAACTAGCAAAATTTTTGTACTCCTTACTGGGAGTTTTGGCTATACCCTTGCTTCTGCTGGTAACTTTGCTTTTTCTCTTTGGAGAGGGGGCGTTGCTGGAACCCAGTTAAACG